AGAGCCTTGATAATATCCATTATTTAACTGGAAAAAGCTTTTCTTCAATCATCTTTACTATTGCGTCATCAACGTCATTATCTGACTTGGACACTAAGTCTTTCAAAATAGAAAGCACACCTTTGCGTAGAGATTCTGACTTGCCAAATCTGATAAATAGGTTGATTAGAAATTTAGACATAATTTGTTTGTTTTTCCAAACATAGCTAAGATACCAGTATTAAACAAGAAATCTTAATCTCATGGAAGATCAAGAGCCTAGCAAAGTCGAAACAATTGTTAAAGTTTGCGTTCTTCTTTGGTCGGCAACACTTTTATCCCTTTCATACTATGAACCGCCATCTGGCAAAAAAATTGTAGATTTTGACCCCACATTCATAGCTTCGATTTTTTCAGCTAGTACTGCATCACTAGGTTTTTCGATAAAAAAGAAAAAAGATACTATAGTGGATAATAAGAACAACAAAGTAGGTACCAAATGAAAAAACTGCTTCTTTTATTTCTGTTTTTACCAGTTGCTTCCCATGCAGACATTCAGAGTACTATCACATCATCAGTTAAACTAGAATCCTTATCGGCAGCAACTTCAGCAGATAAATTAGGGTCTAGTTACAGCATAAGCGGTACAAATATTACTACTACAAGTGGTGACGCTGCGAGTGTTGGTGGCTTTGGATCTGTTACAAATGGAGTCCCAGCAGTAACCATGCCAAGTGCAACACAAACAACAGCTGGCGAAACTTTTAGTTTTACTCAGTCATACCTTGAAGGTGATGCTACTGCTGGATCAGCCCCAACTGTTGGAACTGTAGGTAACTTTAGTGATTTAACTTCAACTGCAGCTGGTTCAGTTGGTACAGCAGCAGTCACTTTAGATCATCACACAATGTCTCTTACAGGTGGAACAGGAACAGGAGTTGTTCTAACTGGTCAATTTGTTACAGATTTAACTGTCGATTAATGTGGAGGACATTTCCGTTTGTTTTTCTTTTATCTAGCCCTGTATATGCTGTTCCTGTGGTGCCTAACTTCACTCAAGGTAGTTCCACAAGTCGAACAGAAACCACAACTAATATTACAGAGACTATACAAACAACAAACTATGGTGGATTTCAGTATAGTGTCTCGGGTTCTGGAATCCAAATGGATGGCAATTCAATTACACCTCCTGTCACTACCAGCAATCAAAACATAAACGGAACGACTTATACTTGGACAGATTTAGATTTAGACCAAAAACCAAATTGGACATTGACAAATCAAGGTGCTTTTCAATTTGTAGAAACATATACTCCAAGTGGCGTTCAATCTATAACAGATATAACAAGAACTATTCAATCAGAAAGCGTTACAGATACAACTACAATATTCTCCCAATAATAGGATTATTGTTTGGGAGTCCAGTATTTGCTAATACCTCAAACACTGCGGCTCCCCAAGCTAGTGCCTCTGGGTCCGTTAGCAACTTTGCCACTCAGGTGTTGGGAGGACCAATGGTAGAAAATAGTTATGGAAATGGGATAGTCTGTTCTGGCCCTCAAATGTCTATAAGCCCTTTCGCCTATTCAAATCTAAATATAAAACGCCCTATGGATTACACATATGAAACTCCTTACTATAATCAGGCTGTTGATGATGATGGCAACCTCACAAATGCGGGTGAAATTCTTTTTTATCAAGAAAATTATAGTGGAAATAAAGATTCATTAGGTTTAAATGTTGGTGTAGCTTTGACATTTAATATTCCATTAGATAGAAGATTTCAAGATGCTTGCTTAAAAAGTGCAACAACACAAGAAAAAATACAAAGACAAATATTGTCTAAAGAAAGATTAAATTATGAACTTGCAAGGCTTAAAAATTGTGGGGAATTGAAACTTGCTGGAATTGAGTATGCAAAATCAAGTATTTACTACAAATTATGTGAAGATGTAATTGTTAGTCCAAAAAAAGGTCAAGTGCTACCACATACACATAAATTACAGATTAAGAACTAGGCTTGCTAAGTTTTTTCTTTATTTTTTTAAATATTTCAGATATTGCTTTTTTTATTAAAGGAGCCAAAAGCGCAGACCCACCAGCAACCACACCAATAACAGCAGTAGAAATGAGTGCTTCAGGTGTACCAATAAAGCTCTCTCTGAATGGTACTTTTTCCCAGATCGGGTCACAGTTTCCATCTGTACTTCTTTCATATTTTACCAGCCTTTCAATTCTTTTATCATTTCTGTAATCTCCCTGTCTAAATTGTGGTTTTTCAGGTGGACAAGGTTCAAATTTTATTTTTTCTTTTTTTGTTTGTTGAACTTCTGGTTGTTTTGTTTGTATATCTTTTGATTCTTGACTCTGTGGGGCTAGAGGGGCTGTGTAAATAAAATTATTAGGATTATATTCCAATGGTTCAAAACTAGGGATATCAAACGTCCCACAGGCTTGATATGTACCTTTTTCATCTTCTCCTATAAGGCTAGGTAAATTATTTCTATGAGCATCAACACAAGCTGGTATATCTACAACAGGCTTAAGAATAATATCTAATGTAGGTCTAGGAACTTCCCATCTGCGAATTTTTGGAATATCAATTTCTTTTATTTGTATTAGTGGTATGTCAATCTTCGGTATTTCCATCTTCAATATTACCTATAGAAATAGACCAATTATCGTCCCCAAACTTTCCAACTTCTTTTATTTTAGGTTTTTTGATTTTTTTATCTAATTCTTGATGATATTTTTTTATGTCATTATCTAGTTCAAAATTAAATCTTTTCATACGCAACCAATATAAAAATTTATCAACATAATATTTTATTAACTTCTTAAAAAATCCAAAAATCATTAATTTTTAGGTTTAATAAATTCTGGTATTGTTGGGCCTGTCATTTCTGGTAAAGCATTGTCTAATACTTTGGGCATCATTCCAGATACGTTGTCAAGGATCTCATTCATAACTCTAGTCTTGAACTGCTCACTAGTGACAAAACGATAAGCGTAGTATGAGCCGCCTAACATTGACAAGGTAAGAAATAAAGACAACAATGAGGCTATCTGACAAATTTTTTGAAACATAATGCTGAGAGAATTTCTAAGAGTGTTGGCTATGCCTTTGACTTTGATGACATTTTTTCTGATTCTTGGTCTAATGCCTCTATATCTGATGGCTGGTTTGATTCGAGTTCAGCTTGAGACTCAAAAATCTGCTGATCCAGCAACTTTAATGCGCCAGTGATTTCATAAAGATTTGCAAGCTGCTTTTCCTTTTCTAACAACAAATGTTGTTTTGTTTCTTGTAATTTTTGTAAATTCATAATTTAGTAAAGTTTTTTACCATCAGTAATAGCTTTATCTATAGCAGTAAAATCTTCAGACGTCCAAATAGATGTTGTACCATCAAGTTTTTTATAATCTTTAATGATTTCAAGATGCTTTACGTTTCTTTCAATCATTTCTTGCCACTCAGTTTCAGTATCATAGGATTCAGTTCTTGTTGTATAAGCTGAATAGCTTGCATCTGCATTTATTACAGTTACGCTATCACCAGCAACAGAAAAAATTTTTGCAATTTCATCTGCGGTTTTTTCTTCCATAATAAAAAAGTAATTGTTTTCAGTTTACCCTGCTTCGAGGGCTGTGACTTTTGCTGACAATTCTTGTACTGCTTTTACTAATATTGGTACAAATTTTCCATAGGAAGCTTCCAACTTATCTGGGTTGGATTTATAAACCGCACGAATATAATTATTCTTATCACCAAGTACCGCATCTATTTCTTGAGCTATAAAACCAAGTTCTGTCTTTCCATCATTATCACTAGGTTCACGCATTGCCCATGTAAATTTTCTAGGTCTTAGTGCATTTATTATATCAAGTCCATCTTCTGAATCAACGATATCTGTTTTATCTCTTTGATCAGAAAGTGCGGTGATTGTTTGTACTTGACAACGAAGAGCAGAAATACTGCTATTGCCAAGAGTTACCTCATTACTTGCACTATTTGAGGAAGAATCTGCTAAATAGCCGATTACGCTGTTGTTAGATCCAGTAGTTGTTAGATCACCTGATGAATTTCCAATAAATGTATTTTGTGATCCTGTAGTAACATTTGCACCAGAGTTTAATCCCACCGCTACATTACTATCACCCGTAGTTTGTTCATTTAAAGCATGTCTTCCGATTGCAACATAATCAGAGGCAGAGGTGCTTTTTTCGGCAGCACCAAGACCGACTGCAACATTATTGTTTTCGGTAGTAGATGTTTTCATTGCATCTTTCCCGATAGCTACGTTACCTGTTCCCGTTGTGTTTTCTTCTAACGCATGATAACCAAAAGCAGTATTGTTATCTCCAGTTGTATTAGATTTAAGTGCTCTTTTACCGCAAGAAGTATTGTTCGAACCTGTACTATTATCAGCTAAAGCACTTTCTCCCACACCAGTATTTTCTGAACCAGTTGTGTTATCTTCTAATACAACATAACCTACTGCGACATTTTTTCCGCCTTCTGTATTAACTGCTAATGCTGATGAACCTACAGCCGTATTTTTTTCACCAGAAGTATTTGCGCTCAAAGCATTGTATCCTACAGCTACATGATTATTTGATGTGGTGACAGCATCTAGCGCACCAGAACCAATAGCCACGATGTTAACCCCAGAAGTAAGTGCTGTAAGTGCATTTTTACCGATAGCAGTATTATTGCCACCAGAAACGGAAGCATCTAAAGCACCTTCTCCAAGAACAGTATTGCCAGCAACAGAGTTTGCACCTTTACCAATATTTACTGAATTTATCGTTCCATCAACAGAAAAAGCTGGACCACCAGTTAAAGTAAATAAATTTACAAAATCACTGTTACCTGTATTTCTTAGCCGCATAATACCTGTAGAGGTATTTGCAAAAAATTGACTAGCAAAAGTTGTAGCTGGATCAGAGGAATTTGAATTATTTGTAGCTATTGCAGATAAGGCATTATTTAAGTCTGTACGAAAAGCGGCACCAGAGGCATTATCAAGTACATAATCATGTGTAGCCATTACTTAATCCTTTTTATTTAAGTATATATTAGTCGATAACTTAAATATAAACATATTTAACCTCCTTTACCAAACCCTATTGCCGTATATTTAAAACTTAAATCTTTAAAATTATTACTGCTGTCTCTTGTCTCTATAACAAATTGTGTGCCTGTAACAGATGTAATTTTGAAATAATCGCCTGATACCGCACCTTCAAGAGTTATTCCTATTGTTGGTAAAAATGCTGAAGTTGAAGTATTAAGAGTGTTAGTGCCTGTAAAAAACGCATTACCAAAAGTCACTGTTTTAGCTGAACTATTTGTTGCACAAGCACTAGCAATAGCAGTATTTACAGTTTCTGTTCTTCGTTTTATGCTTGCTTCAAACCCAAGTTCCTCTATTTTTATATTTTGGGCTGGATCATTTGAAGTTAGTTCTGTTTTAAATTTAAAGCCTCTACCTTTATATTCTCCGTTTGCAAACGTATTGAATTGCGTGAAATTTGCTCCGTAACTACAAGATGTTCCACTTGATATTGTTGCACTTGTAGCTGAAGTAACAGTAAATGTGCTTGTAGAAGGAACAGTTTGAATTTCATAATTACCATCTGTTGCACTACCAGCAGTAAAATCTATAACAACAAAATCACCTACAGAATACCCATGCGAGGTTTTTGTGATAGTAATAGTTGTTCCACTCTGTTCGTAGGTGGCAGAAACAGAAGTTGCTGGGTCGATATCAGTTGTAGCAACTAATAATTTTGCATTCACATCTTCTGCTTTGGTTCCATCAAAATCTGTCCACGTGTTGATATTTGCAGTTCTTGAATCAATAAGGTCATTAGGTAAAAGACCAAAAGTCAGAAATCGCCTTTTTAGAGTTAAATTAAAAATACCTTCCAAGTCAACTTTATTTTGAAATTCGTAACTACCACTCGAATTAATAGGCCCTGCGAAATCAATATTAGATAGATCGTCAATATTTTGTAATACATCATCTATTAATAATGTTCCATCAAGTAACAAACCATCTAAATCAGAATCAAAAAAAGTATTAACTTTGTTTCCTTGAAAAGGTGGTGAATCTGTATCTTCATTTTCAGTTAAAATAATTTGATTTGGTTGTGGGTCTGGCTCTGTAACAATTACTCTTGCAGCGTTTTCAGATTTACGGCCACCATCATCAATAAATTTAATACTGTAAGTACCTGTCAAAGCTGGAACTAATGTCTCTGTTACACTTCCAGAAAGTTTTTG